CTCACACCAATGCGGTTTCCTTCGGCCTTGTTGAGCTGGTACACCACCCGGCCCAGAACGTCCCGGTCCAGCATCAGGACCGCCTCGCTGCTGCCGCTGTAGCCGCTTTCCGCAAGGGCCTGCTTGAATGCCTGGACCATCGTCGCCAGCGGCGTTTCGATGTTCGTCCCGCTCCGCTGGTCGCCCAGCACGGCCAGGAACTCCCGGTTGGGCGGAATGACGGCGCCTTGGGCAAGCTGCGGGATCTGCCACTCCTTCACGAGAGGGATGTTCGGACCCCAGCTCTTTCCGCCGACTCCGGGCACCCAGTCTGGCATGTCAAAGGAGATGCTGTTGATCTTCTCGATGAGCCAGTTGAGGCCCCGGATAATGAGGTTGATAACGCTGCCCACGATGGTAAGCACCGTATTCAACGCCCCGCTGACCATGCCTTTCAGCCCGGAAAGCATCTTGTCAATGTCCAGGTTGATAAGGCCATCCAAGAAGGTCACAAGCCCCGAAAACGTCTGCTTGAGGTTTCCAATCAGCTGTTCTCCGTTCCCCGCAAGGGTAGTAATGGCGAAGAGAATGGCGGCAATTCCCGCAACCACCAGCGGAAATACATTCCCGGTCAGAAACCAGAAGCCCAGGCCGGTGCTGACGATACCGGCGATCATCAGCAGCGTGTTTTTGAGATTCAGGCCGTTTTGGTCTATATCCCGGAACGCCGTGACCACCATAGCGGCTCCGGCAACGACAAGCCCGATGCCTGCGCCGACTTTGCCGAAGGTCAGGTAGAGTCCCAGCGCCGCCGTTGCGGCTCCGCCAAGGATCTCAATGAGATTCCCCCAGTCCACGCCGTTGTTCCAGGCGTCGGAAAGCCCATCCCACAGGAGGATGAGGCCACCCACGGTGAGGGCGATCCCGGCCAGTTTCTCCGCCACGGTCCCGAGCATCCCAGGGAGGAGCGAGGACAGTTTCCAGGCGGCAAGCCCACCCCCGATGAAGATGACCGCATCGGCGATCTTCCGAAGGCGTGCGTCTACCTCATCCATGAAGGAAAAGTCCGGCGTAATTGCGTCCGCAGAAGCACCGCCCCCGCCGCCGGAAGAGCTGGAGGAAAGCTGGTTAATCTCGTCAAACGACGCAAGAGACTTCCCGGCGTCTTTCGCCGCCTTCCCGGTCCCCTTCAGTGCCTTCGTCTGGGCGTTCAGCGCCTTCGCCGACGCCGCCGCACTGGACAGGCTTTTCCCGGAGATGGCCGCCACAAGGCGGGCGATCTGCGTCACAACGGCGGCGATGACCCGGACAAGCAGAGTAAACGCCGGGACGAGGACCTGCACAAGGGGCTGCGCCAGGGTGAGAAGCGCCCCCTTGAGCTGCGCCATTGCGGCGGAGGCCTCCTGGTCGCTCTTTACGATCTCCACCAGCCAAGTCCGGACGCTCCGCAGAGCGGCGGTGATCATGGAGAAGATAAAAACCCGCTTTGCCAGCTTCTCCACACGGGTTACGAGCTTCTGCATCCGAATCCCTGCCGTTTCCGTGGCATCACCAAAGCGGCTGGTATTCGCCTCCGCCTCCCGGATTCGGTCGCTGACCTCCCCCGCCTTCTTCTTTGCGCCGTCCAGGTCGATTTCTGCCGCCTGAAGCTGATTCCCGATATTGTCAACACTGTTTGCGGTCCTGTTAAACTCCGCCTGCAGCAGTCGGACACGGGTCGCCTGGTCTGCGATATCGACTTTTTCATAGGTGCCCTTCGGCGCCGCCCGCATGTCCGCAAGCACCGCTTTGGCCTCATCCAGCTCTCCCGTGATCCGCTGGAGTTTTTCCTCCAGCGGGATCTTCTGAGCGCCCAGCTTGGAGATTTTGCCGTCAAGCCGGTCGATATCCTTCACTGTCTTGTTCAGGTCCCGGTAGAGCGCCTTGTTATCCAGCTCCGTGCTGAAAATCACTTCACCATCGGCCATCGTGTCACCTCAAATCCACTCTTGCAGCAGTGTATTTTCTGCCTCGGAATACTTCTCCTTGATATCCACAAGGCGCTTGTTTTCTCGGTAAAATTCCTGGTCTGCCTTCTCCAACCTCTTGCCCTTTGCCCGCAGGGAGCGGATTCGGACGATCTGAGCAAAGAAGCAATCTCCAATCTCATAGTAGGCGGAGATGAAGGTCCACCAGTGGAGATAGGGCATGGCCCTGATCTCCTGCCCCACCACCCGATTGATAGGGGCGGCGATGTACTGGAAATCCTGCTCCCAATCCATCAGCTTAGGGCGCTTGCGGTTGTCTCCCTCGTCCCCGCAGTTGATGAACCAGAGCATCTTCTCCGCCGCTTCCCGCAGCTGTTCCCCGGGGATCGTCAGGAAATCCGGGTAAAAGATGTCCAGCGCCGCCAGCGCCTTCCGGTCATTGTCCAGGTCCGGGTCGCCGAAGACCTCAAAGATATCCAGGATGGCCCGGTAATCCGAGCGGATGGGATAACTGATCTCTCCGATCTCAACCTCTGTCGGCAGGGAGTAATTCATCTGTGGTACTTCTGGACGTGCTTCTGGATGCGCTTGTCGGAGAGCGCCGCCTCCCGCTTTACGGAATCGTCAAACAGGTCGATCACAGCCAGAATGAAGTTCTCCCATACGGGAAGGCCGTCCGCCGAGGCGTACAGGCTCATTTCCCCGAAGATTTTCTCGCAGAGGCCATCCCCGAACAGTCCGTCCAACACGCCCCGCATTTCCTGGTCCAGAGCGTGGAGGCGATCAAGCACCGCCTCAATGTCCTCGGATTCCGCCCCGGCTTTGGCTCGTTCCTTCTGTTTGCCTTCCAGGTCCTTCAGGGCGAGATAGATTTTCCGCAGCATCTCCGCATCCGCCGGGTTGAGCCGGAGAGCGTTTTCCACCCCGTTGACGGTGTAGCTCTGTACGCCGTTGGCAAAATTGAGTTCCATGGTCTCCTCCTTCCAGATGGGGCGGGCAGAGCCCGCCCCGCTGTCGTTAGGTGTCCGCCGTGAAGGTCTTCGTGGTCTTGTCGAACGTGCCGGTGACACGTTCGCCGCCATAGGAGACCTTGATGCCAGTTACCGCCTTCTCGCCACCAGGGCCGCCGATAGAGGTCATCAGGACGGTACTGTTCGGATACCGCTCCGCAAAGGCCTTCCCGCTGCTGTCCTGCAGAAACAGGTACACCACGAGACAGTCCTGGTTCTGGAGCTCCGCCATATTCTGCTGGACAATGCAGAGGTCCAGCACCCGATTCATCACGGCATCACCGGCAAGCAGGTTCGAGTCGGAGAACTCCTGCTCCCTCTTCGGTTTCTTTGCGCTGTTCCAAACCGTGCCGAAAATGTCGGTTTTGCTGTCTTCGGAATAGTCTGCGTCGATGGAGCTGTCCTCGACCGTTCTCCCCATAGGCGACCACACAGGCTGCTCCGAAGAGGTCGTGTTGAGATAGGTCACGATCTGTTCACGGAGCGGAGATTCGCCGCTGTTACCGGCGATGGAATACTTCTCAGCCATTTAATTCACCTCGTATCTCTTGATAAACTGCACGGACAGCTGGGCAGAGTAAACGGCAGTCCCCTCGCTGTCCGCTGTAAAGAGGCTACCGTTCTGAGCTTTGATGGTCTCCCGTCGGGGGTCGCCCCCGAAGACGGGGGCCTTTCCGGTGATGGACTGGCTCTGCACCCAATCCTGGAAGTCCATCAGCCACTGTGCGTTTTCCTCGGCGCCCACATCGTCGCCGGGAGCTTTGGCAAAAACGAAGTACAGCGTGAAACTATACTGGTTTAGGACGGTCACATTGCCAAGGATGTCCCGCTTGCGACTGACCTCCAGCAAACCGGAAGGATTGACGCCGCCGTTGGCGGGCACTTCGTCCGTATAGTCCACAGACAGTTCCTGAAGCTGGCTGCAGCCGGGATAGGTCTTGATCCACTCTCGGATTTTCTCCAGCGCTGTCATTTAAGCGCCTCCCTTCGGCGGATGTACGCCTTGATCTCCTGCCCCATGGCATCGCCTTCGGCGGCCACCAGGCGGCGGTCCCAGTAGGGACCAGCGTTGGCGTTCTTACTGGTGTCATAGACCAAATCTCGGTTCGTGAGGACCTTTGCCGCCCCCTTGCGGCTCCGCCAGGTGCCGTCCTTGGTGAGAAAACCGGCGGCGTTGATCTTGGGGTCGACCATCACCTTGCCATAGTACTGATACCTAGCATCCGGAGCCGCCACGGTGATCTCCGCAGGGCCGGAGATATACTTCCGCTTGCTGGAAAGAGCGCCGGAGCGGTACGGCATGTAGCGGGATATCCTTCGATTGACGATGTTGGTCCAGGTTCGTTGCACATCGCCGTTGCGGTCTAGGCCGTGAGCCCGGATGATCTGCGATGCGCTTTTGCATTTTACCTGTACGATCATCCGCCCGCCTCCGTATGCACGATGGCCCCGTGGTAGTACTTCGGGTCGACGTACTTCACCACCACGAGGCCCGGGACCTTGGAGGGGATGAGCGCCGCCCAGTCCTCCCGGCCCGTGATCTCCGGGCCTTCCCCGGCCATGACCTTATCGCCCACGGCCACCTGCACCACAGGCCCGGGAAGGACCAGCAGAAACGAGTTCGCCTCGCTGCTGCCGGTCTTATCCACGTTCTGGGTCTTCTTGTGATCCAGGAAAGCCCGATTGATGACCTTCCGGGTGTAGCCCGTACCGCCGTCCCAGTGGTACACCGTCACGGTCTGGTCGCAGAGCCGATAGGTCAGCATCCGCCCACCCCCCGATAGATGTCCAGGTACAGGCACGCCCGGCGGTACATTTCACGGTCCTGCGCCGCCTGGGAGAAGTCCAGACTGCCGGCGCCGCCGCTATAGGTCTCAGACACGCTGCCGACGCTGACGGACGCCACCGGGCCGCCGGTGCCGTCACGGGCCCCTTCATACCAAGCTACGGCATCCGCCATGGCGCAGATGGCCATCTTCTCGGCGTCCTCATCCGGGGCCGTCACGGTGTAGATGCGCCGGTACCGGGCGAGTTGGTCCCTCGCCCGGGCGGCACAGCGGAGAAACTCCGTCTCGTCCTGGATGGTCCCCATGTACGTGGTCTGGTAATAGAGAAAATCCGGCACGGTCATCCCTCCCGTTTATCAGGCGGAAGTCTTGGGCTTCAGCACGATGCCGTTCATGGCGGCAGCCTTCAGGGTGTTCTTCAGGACTACGCCGGCGACCAGCTCGACCTCGCCCTTCTTCACGGCGCCAGGCTCGCTCATGTTGGGCATGTAAGAGTTGATGACGCCGGTACCAGCGGGAGAAATGCCGTGGAAGCCGTCCAGACCGATGCTCACAGCGTAGATGCTGGAGGTACCGGCGGCGGTGGCGCTGGGGGTGGAGGTGCCGATGACATCCACGGAGTTGCTGCCGTTGTAGTACTTGCCGCAGTCCATCAGGGGGATACCGGCGAAGGTCTCCACGACCCGGCCGAAATCGTCCTTGGTGCGCTCATAGTAACCAGCCCGGCGGGCGGCGGCACGGACCTTCAGCAGCATGTCGCTGTTCATCAGCAGCATGGTGGTGTCGCCGTCGATGGCGTGCACCAGCTGGTCCAGCTGGTCGATAAAGGCGTTGGCGTTGCTCCCGATCTTGGCGGAATCGGAGAGGTCGATGTCGGTGGTGAACTCGTTGGAGGTGCCGTCCAGCAGCTTCCGCAGGCCGTCGAAGGTACCGGTCACGTAACCGGCGCCAGTGGAAGCGGCGATGCCGTTGATGACGAGGTTGTGGAAGTAGTTGCTGGTGGCCTTGACCTTCTGGGACAGCTGGAAGGCCAGCTCATCCACAGCGCCGGAGGTGTTCTGGAGCACACGGTCCACCTGGAAGGAACCGCCCATGATGACAGCCTTGGCGGTCTTCTCCACCCGCTTGGCCTCACCGGCGGAATACTCGCTGTTGATGGCACGAACAGCGGCGGTGGAGGGGGTCTTGAGCTGGATGTAGCCGTAGGTCAGGGTAGAGCCGCCGGTACCGGGAGAAATGGCGTTATCGAACACCAGCCGATCCAGCAGCAGAGAGCTCCGGCGGAACTCGTCGACGATCATCTGGTCGACCTTATCGGCCATACCGACCTTGGCTTCAGCGAGAGTAATAGGCATAATTCAGTCTCCTTTACTTATCGTATTTTTCGTGGAGCGCCGCAGAAAGGGAAATGGGCGCATCCGGTTTGCCGGGAATGGGATTCTTGCCGGGGCCCGAAGCGTAAGGCGCCGGGGGATCCGTCTCGAAGAGGTATCCGTTCTCCTTCTGGAGAGTTTCCAGGGCCGCCTTGATGTCGGTATCCTGGTTGCTGGACTTGCGGAGGGCGTCCATGTCCAGCAGGGCAGAGATCGCTTTGGCGCTGCGGCCCTTGGCGGCGGTGATAGCGTCCTTGAGCTTGCCCTCAAACTCCATACCGTCCAGCTTCTCCTGCCACTCCTTGTCCTTGCTGGTGAGTTGCCCCTGGAGTTCCTTGATCTTCGCCTGAAGCTGGGATGCGTCCACCCCTTCAAATGCCTTCAGGGCCTTCTTGGCCTCCTCCAGCTGCTCCTTGATGGAATGGTAGTCCACAAAGGGCTTCTTCGCCGCTTCGATGTCACGGCCATTCTCGGCGAGGATTTCGTCGATGATCTCCTTGGGGAGGGCCTGGTCGCCCACCTTGAAATTCTGCAGAAATTCGGTTTTCATGGTTTCTCCTCTTTCGGCTAGGCGTTTTAGGAGGTCGCCAGCTCCTGCCGCTCCGTCCTTTTAGGCCCACGGATAGGCCAAATGGGTATGAAAAAAGCAGCCCTTCGGCTGCTTCAATCATTGAATTGTGGCGTAAGAAAACCGCCGTCCAAAGGATGGCGGTTTAATTGCTGAGAATCTCAAAATACTTCTTGGGATAAGCGTACCATTCCCCTGAGCGGTCCTTCACCCCAATCATCTTTTTGGAATCCTGAAGGTCTTGCGCCTCATAAATCTCTCCGGCCCGAATTTCCGCGGCATCCGGGCCGATGTACTTCACTTTGTAACTAGTCATCCAGATACCACCTCCCATCCTTGACCTTGATCTTCATTTCGACCTTCCCAACATCAGGCTCCTGGTACCAATGGAGTTCTACACGACGTAATTCTCCATACTCATCCTCTACCAACCCAAAGCCTTTTTCTTTGGTCCATTTTACTCTGTCTCCACCATACTTGTCAATAAGCCAGTCTATGCAGTCGATCTGCCGTTCTCTTTCCGCACCCGCCATAACGTGGTTTTTAGGCTGAGTAATTCGGGTTCCCTCGGCAAGACGAAGAATGTCTCCTGTTGCGGGATTGAATATATCATAGTTCTTCGCTTTCGCCCCAATTGATCGGCCAATAGTCTCGGAAACAGTAAAGGCAGTCTCCGCCGCAACGGCCTGCTTCCATCCGAACTTGGCAACCTCCGCCCGCTCTAGCTGGGTACGCAGTCCAGCGGCCCTGGAGAATCGGGAGTATTCCTGCCGGAGGATCTGGAGCTTAATCTGGTCCGTTTGCAGCTTTTCCGCATCCCCGGCGGCTTCGTCCACCAGGATGCGCCGCTTTTGCCGCCGGATGGAAGCTTCCATCCGGCGCTGCCGCTGGGTGGCTTCGTAGCCGGTATAGTGCTTACCCTGGTAGGTAACGCCCTCCTCGTTCTTCTGGCGCATCCGCTCCAGCTCTTCCGGGCTGTATTGAGGGATGCTCACTCCCAGGATGATGGGATGGGCGGAATGGCCGCAGTTGAGGGTCCCAATGCGCCGCACGAGGCTGTTGTTCAGCGCTTGATACTCGGCGTCCGGGTACTGCTTCCCCTGGATGGGCTCATGGTCCGGGGCGCTGTTATTGTGGGCGTCGATCTCCCAGCCGTCGGCGCCCAAGTCATCATGGGTCCTCTGGGATATCTGCTCCTGCATTAGGCCAAGCCCGCCCATGACGTTGCGCCGGACGGCGGCTTCCAGGCTCGTATGCACGCCGGATTCATAATCGATCCAGCGCACGCCCCGGTCCGCCAGGTTTTTGGTGGCCTGCCGGATGGCGGTATTGTAATCCGTCGCTCCAGTGGAAACCTGCATGAAAGCGAAGTCCATACAGCTCCGGTAGGCATCCCTCAGCGGGAGCGCCCGTCCGTAGGGGTCCACCATGCCGAGTGTCTGGGTGATGTTGCTCAGGTCGTTCTCCGCCAGCTGCACGGCCGCCGCCACAATCTGCTGGACCGCCTCATTCTGCCGGAACGGGATGGCCTGCACCTGCGGCAGGCTTCTGAGGTCATAGCTGTAGCCCGCCTCGGCGCTCTGGGTCAGCATCTGCCGGAGTTCCCGGTTGGAGACCTTCAGCAGCTTTTTGAGCCGCTTCTTGATCTCCCGCTGGGAGAGGCCAAGCTCCTGGAGCTTCCAGGTCTCATACTGCGCCGTGGCCGTAAGCTGCCCAGCTTTGGCCACTCGCTTGGCAAGGTCCTGTATCAGATAGTCCACGATAGGAGCCGTCAGCTTCTCGGCGGCGCCCCGCAGGGCGTCGATCTCGTCCGCCCGGAGCATTACTCATCTACCGGGGCGTCCTGCTCCGGCATGTAGCGCTTCCGGATATACGCCAGGTCCGCCTCCGTTTCCGTCGGGAGGTCGAAATACCAGCCCAGGACAATCTCTGTTTTCAGCATACCAGCAGCTGCCATGGACTTGTACTCCTCCCAGGTCTTGTCCTCATCGTAGAGAACGCCGTTGCCCCAGGAGATGGTGACATCCTTTTCCGGGTCAACAGCGCTCCCGGAGAACACCTTGTAGAGCCGCCCAAGGATCTCGCAGACCCGGACCGCCTCACGGGCGGCACTCTCCCACATCCGCTGAAAGTCGATGATGGTGAGGTTGTAATCCCCAGCACTGCTGGTGACTTCCGTCGCCGTGCGCTCCGCCGCCTCCACATCGGAGAGGATTCCGCGCTTTAGCCCGATCAGGCTCTCCACGTTGCGAAGATATTCTGTTTTCCGGGCCAGGAAGGACGCCTCCCGGAGCGTCGGAGAGAAGACGGTGATCCCCACGGTCTCAGGATCATCGTCCATCCCAACAAAGAGGTCATCGGACAAGCGCTTCCGCCCATCCGCTCCGGTTTTGAGAAGGTCCGCCGAGGCGAAGACCCGGCTGCGGCCATTCTCAAACTCCCGGTCCAGCTGGGCCTCGTTGCGGTTGACGTTGTGGATAAGCCCAGCCGCCGGGGCGTAGACGCTGACGGCATCCGGGCTCCCGTCTACCGTGTTCTCCTGGGGGCACCGAACAGGAATAAGGCCGATAGAGCCGACTCCAGAGAGCACCAGCTCCGGCACAAGGCCGGCGTACTTTTCCAGGGTATCAAGCGGCACCTGCACGCCGAGGGTCTGGCCGTCGCCGCTGAGGTACAGCTTGCTCTCGATGATCAGGTTCCCTGCGGCATCTACCCGGCGGCGCTCCAGGAGAGTGTAGCTGTTGCGCCCCTCCACGGTACGCTCCGCCGTGCCGATATCCGTGATGTCACCTCGCTCATCTCGTCCAAGCGGCAGATAACTGCCACGAGGAATAACGGAGAAGGTCAGGCCTCCTTGCCCGAAAATCGGCTTTAGGAAGCTCTGACCGCCGATGAGAGCCTGCTGCACGGCCTTGCCCCTTACCCGCCCAAGCTCCAGCAGGATGCGCTTGGCATCTTCGCTGTCACTGTCGGCCTGATACTCGGAAAAGGCTGCCTTCGTGATCTTGGAGACTACCAGGACCGGGAGACGCTGACAGGGGTCCTCTTCCGGCGTCGGTGCGGCCTGATAGTAGAGCTGTGCCCAGTCCCGGATAGCGGCCTGCATCTCGGCAGTGGTGATATCCTTCGCGCCGAAGGCCTGCTGGAAGTTATAAATCTTGCCCTGGTCAAACAGGGCGGAAAAAATGCTCACGGTCCGGACACCTCCTTGCAATGGATAACGATGCGCCCTTGACGGCGCTGGTTATCGTGGATTCCCTGGATATACGCCTCCAGGCGGTCAATTTCTTGCTCTTTGCACACCAAGCGCTCCCGGAGCCTCCGGTTCTCCTCCAGGAGCTCGTCCCGGCACCAGGCGGGGAGGAAGCGCTCAATGAGCCATCGTTTCAGCTTTATCACTTGCCCCTCCTCTTCCAGATGCGGTTCGTGCCATAGCGCACGGCGTCGATATGGTGGTTTGCGACATCGGGATATCCCTCCATAACCTCGTTGGTCTTTGGGTCCCGCTCATACTCATACTCGGTGAACTCTCTGGCCGTGTCCGGGCAGCGGCCCGGGTCAATGACAATGGCCGTCAGGGATTGCAGCCACTTCATGGAATACGCTACACTGCCGGGGCCCTTTTCGGACGCCCGGCAGTTGAGCCCGAAGGCCTTATAGTCGCTGACGGATTTCTCCTCGGCGCTATCCGCAATGACGAGCTCATCCTGCGGAATGCGCTCCATCAGCAGAGCTGCGGTATCCTGGTTGCTGGTACGGTGCCGGGTCAGCTCGGAGAACAGGTAGAGCGTCCGCCTTGCGGCATCGTAGTGCATCCGGTTCCACGCCCAGGGGTCAGGGTACCAGCCCCAGTCCACGCCGTTTGTGATTCGGTCGAACTGCGAAATTTCCTCGTCCGGGATGTCCCGGAGCCGCAGATTCTCAAAGACCTGCGTCCCGCTGCCCACGACCTCTCCCAGATACTCGTGCCGGTAGGCGGTGGGGTTGGTGGCTTTCAGATGCTCAGCGTCCGCCAGGAAGCGGGGACCCAGCCACTCCGGCGGGGTAGTCAGGTAGGTGCTGTGATGCACCAGCTTCCCTGGCTTTTCTTCCAGGGCGTAACGATTGGCCCAGTTCCGGGCCATTGCCGGAGGGTTGAAGGATTTGAAGGTCATGCTGAACGGGCCGCCTCGCAAGGTGGACTGCTCCACATTGCGGATCTGTTCCGGCCCGTCGAACTGGTCCAGCTCCTCGAACCAATCCACGCCGATATAGCCGAACGGGACCTTGATGGACTTGACCTTTCCGGGATCGTCCATCCCGAAGAACATGATCTTCTGCCCGGTGGGGATGTAGACACACTCCATCGGGCTTACCGTGCAGCGGAATTTGCGGGTCAAGCCCAGCTGCGCTATCGCCCATACGACCTGAGCGTAAACCGTAGTTCGGAGGGTATTGCCATACTTGCGGAAGACACAGGCATGGATCTGCGGGTCCTTCAGGATCAGAAGCACCAGCTCCACGGATATCCAGGAAGATTTCGTGGAGGCTCTGCCGCCCTTTGATACGACCTCGCTGACCTCATGGGCTTTGACAGCCCTGTGCGGCTCCACAAAGGCCGGGGAGATGATGTCGGAAAGCCTACAGGTCATCAATGATCTGCACCCCTCCCTGGTCCTCTCCGGCGACATCACCAAGCAGGTCGACAATGATCTTGGCCGCCCGGGCATCACCCTGGGTCGCCGCCTCAGTCAGCCCGATGATCATGGCCATCTGGTTGTCCACGTCCTCCGGGTCCACGCCCTTCCGGGCTATCTTGTTCCACCTTCGCCGGTCAGAAACCGGCAGAGAGAGGTACAGGTCCGCCGCTTCCCGGAGGCTGCGCTTGCGGCGGCGTGCCGCACCGGAGGCAATGCCGCCCGCTGTTCGTATTGCTTTCTGCTCGGCCTCTGTTCGCTGGTCGAACGGGATAAGATTCTGCTCACCGGACACGTCACCACCTCTCTCACTTGATTTTTGCCGCTGGCCACCCACCCCGAAGGGCACCTTAGAAGAAGCCGCACGGGATTGAACCGTGCCCAGGCCCAGCACACCAGGGAGCTTCATATACCCCGGGAAGCGGCCGGAGGACGAACCGCCTCCCAGGGAACAGGAAGGAGAACAAGGAAAGCAGAGAAGCCACTACAGCTCCCCTGCTTTTCTCAGTCTACAGAATAACACACCTGGAATGTATCATTCTATCCCATCTTGCTCCGGATGCAGATTTTCCAGGGCTCTCCCGTGGATGCGCCAAACCTGCATCCGCTCATAGCCCATCTCCAGCGATACCCGCTCCCAAGTCATGCCTTCCAGGTACCGCAGGCGGAGGCATCGCTTCTGCTCAGAGCTGTCGAGTGCATCTATCCGGCGCTCAATCTCCTTCCGGAAAGATACCAGCTCTACCGCTTTGGCGCTGAGTTCCGCTTCCAGCTCAGAGAGCTTGTCCACACAGGATTCCATCCGATTGGATTCTCCGCCGCCGGAGCGGGGCATCCCGCTGTAGTTGGCGGTCATCTTCGTCATCATGGACAGGACGCACTCACGCTCCCTGAGAAGATCTCCGATATCATGCCCTGCCTGCCGGTATTGCTGCAGCCACGCTTTTTTCTCCTGGTTTGTCACACTTCCCCTCCCTAAGCCTTCTGCTTCTCTATTACCCATCATCACCACAGGCCCCCTCACCCTCTCCATCCCCCCTACCCCCCTTCCTCTCCCGCTCCCCCAGCGGGCAGACCATTTTCGTGACCTCACGAAAATGATGCTCCGTGCGCCTTCTTGTACCGGTTGGCCGGCAGATTATTCTTTTTCCGCCATGCCCATACGGTGTTGACATTGCATCCGACTTTTTCCGCGACTGCCCTATCCGTGAGCCCTTGCAGATATAGCTTGTAGATCAACCTATAGTCGATCTTCACAACAGCGGGGGCCAGTCTCCATGTCTCAACGGCGGGTTTCTTCCGACGCCCAGGCTTAAAGAATGCGCAGTCCTCCACGGGTGAGACGGTCTTGTATTCCGTGCCATCATCCCGGACTACTGTCACGATTTTGCAGTGCCCCGTGTTCTGCTGATAATTACATGCGCTGACAGAGCCCCTGTCGCTGCGGTGGACACACCTTTTGCATTTAATCGCCATAGTACGCCTCCATATACGCCAGGACATTGGAAGCATAGGTGCTCTTTCCTGGCTTTCCGCTGTTGTAGGCCGTCAACGCCTCTTCCAGCGGATATTTCCCCAGCAGCTCCGCCAGATAATCGCAGCCCACTCGGAAATTGCCGTAAGGGTCCGTAAGATCCGTCACACCAAAGCGGGCCATCCGGTCCTCGTGCCAGCGCCTTTGCACCTGCATATAGCCCACGCTGCGCCCATCGTCGCCTGTGATGTTCCGAAACTCCGTCTCCTGCCGGATTACGGCCAGAGCCAGCTCATAGGGGATGCCGGTCTCCTCGCAAGCTGTTTGAAGAAATGCCTGGGTATCTCCGTCAAGCGGCACGTCCTCTCGGAAGTACCCGGAAGCGTAAAGGGCCGCCTCGATGTACTCGTTCTCAGAATCCTCTTTCAGTTCCTCGATCACGCACTCCGTGCGTTCCTCCGCCTCTTCCGTGTGATTTTCCATGCGTTCCGTGTCTTCGGCGACTTTGGCGGGCCAAAAAAGCATCAAGCCCACCACAACCACTATCCATACGATGTACGTTATCTCCCAAACATTTCGTTTCACTTTTTCGCCAGCCTTTCCTGGACGTGCCGGATCACATCGCCGCCATAGGAATTTTTAGTGAGCTCCAAAAACTCCTCCAGCGTCATGGTCCCATTCTCCACGTCGATCCCGTGATTTTTGGCAAACGCTTTCCGCCCCATATTGCAGCTCCCGGTGAGGCGGTGGTGCCAAGCATAAAAATGCTGGTTGGGATATTTCTTGCCGCACTCGGTTTCGGCCAGAAAAGCGCCGATTCTTTCCTCTTCCGGCATATCCTCAAAGAGCTTATCCCGCAAGGCTTCCATTGCTTCCCGCAGCGTTTCTCCGTGGGCGAAAAGATTATCCTGCTTTGCCACATAGCACGGAGTGAGTGTTAAATCGCCATTAAGGATTGCCCCGTGAGCGACGTTGCCACGAATGGAATAGATTAGCGTAGGCGTTTCGTCGATCCGATAAACGTTTTTGCCGTCGAATACATCTACGCCGGAGCCGTAGCCGGAGCCGTCGCCGGAGCCGTCGCCGTCGCCGTAGCCGGAGCCGGAGCCGTAGCCGTCGCCGGAGCCGGAGCCGTAGCCGTCGCCGTCGCCGTAGCCGTCGCCGTAGCCGTAGCCGTCGCCGTAGCCGTCGCCGTCGCCGTAGCCGTAGCCGTCGCCGTAGCCGTCGCCGGAGCCGGAGCCGTAGCCGGAGCCGGAGCCGTAGCCGTCGCCGGAGCTTACGGAAAGAAATGCCTTGATCTTATCATCAAGCATCATCGTTTCCACTCCCTTACAGCGGCCAGAGACTCTGCCGCCTTATCCGTGCAGGCCAAAACCTGGATCGCGCCCGTGACCACCATCTCGGAAACCGTCACCGTAAATTTGCAGTCGTCAGGTTTCTTCGTCCCATCTACCGCCAGCTGCTCTACGGCGCAGGCCCCATCCCAGTACCACAGCTTTCGGGCATTGGTCATGGTCACCTCGTCGCCCTTGCGTTCCTTGATCTGCCCGAAGAAAACGCCAGCCTGTGCGCACCGCACAACGTACATCTGATTGTTTTTCGCTTCCATTTTTTGTTCCTCCTAAATTTCTTTGATTGTAATCCCATGGACCATCAGCATAAGCTTCCGCTTGATAACAAACAGCCTGTAAGCGGCGCTCTTGGAATCATCGTAGCCCTTCACGTCTTCCACCACCACTTTGCAGCCGTCCCGGTAAACAAAATCGGCAATGTAGGTACAGGGATTCTCCCATTTCCCGTCGGCTCTTTTTTGCTTGGGTATCAGCTCAAACGGCACCTGGCAGCGCAAGCCCGTAATCTGGCCCGCTCGTTGCAGCAAATCCAGCTCCCGGAACCTTGCCGCCTCCTTTTCGCTGGCGAAATTCCTCACCGTGCCATCCGGCATCCATACGTCTGTCGGCTTGGCGTGGTACTTGTTTGTCCTTTTCTCCCTGGGCCTCTGCTGCGCTCCCAGCTTTTGCAGCGCTTGCCGCTGCGCCTTTGGCCCCATCCTGGCCAGGTCTGCTGATGTCAGCGCCATCAGCCATCACCGCCTTTCTCCACACCCACAAAAGAACTCTCTGGATACTTCTGCGTTCAGTACGCTGCACGTATGTACCGTTCTCCCGTGGCACGGTTCCTGATGCCAATGGTGATTCCGGCACTCTCCGCACCGCACCACCGGACGCACGTCTGCCGCCGGAAGCTCATTCAGGATACCAACGACGGCCACATACGCCTCCTCACCGGTCATAGCCCGCAGCGCCTTCTGCGTCTCGGAGGAGGTGATCTTCCCCATAGCGTCCGCTCTGCGGATGTATTCCCCTCTCATACCTGCACCCCCTCCGCCGTCAGTTTCCGTTTCCGCCGGTAGTAAGCGCTGTCGACGGCGGCAAGTCCGGGGTTCGCAAGGCGGCGCTGCCTGGCGGCTTCCACCCGCTCCTCCCGGTGGGCGGCGTAGTAACGCCGCCCGCGCTCCCGTTCCTTCTCCGGATCCCGGTTCCGGTCTTTCAGCCTCCGGCGCTCCTCGGCTTTCCCGTCGAACCAGCCGATATGCTTGTAGCTGGCGGCGAAGCAGCCCTCGGAGCAGTAGTAGGTCGTGGCCATTTTCTTCCCATCCCTGGGCACCTGCCGCACCCAGGGCGTGTCCGCCGTGGTCACGATGGTCTTTCCGCAGGTCCCACAGATGCGGAAAAGGGTCAGCCGCTTCTCCGCATAAGGCCTCCTGGCACTCATGCCTTCCCCTCCTTCCCGTCCGCAATCACCTGTACCACCCGGACATTCCCAAGCGGTTCCAGCATCATAGCTACGGATTCCTTTGCCGCCATGTAGTCGTCTACCCCGTAGACATCTACCACCACCCGCACATGGTCAACCATCGGCCACCTCCCGCAGGCGCCAGTTCTGTTTGTTGCGTAGGTTCAGGGTATACTCTCTGGCCCGCTCCGCGATCCGGCTCCCGGTGGCCTCATCCCACAATAGAATCTTATCGATGGGCCACTCTGTGGAGAGGATCGTGATCGCCTGGGGATCGTTGTAGCGGGCATTCAGCAGATCGAAAGCGATATTCTTGTCCGCCTCCGTCACGGAGCCCTTCAGGAAATCGTCGATATACAGTGCCCTCACAGTTTTAAGCGGCCAGATCGCTCCGTGATACGCCTCGGCGTCTTTGATCTTGGCCTTGATGGCCGGGATATCCCCACGCCACTGGACGTACCGGCACGGGACGCCTCCCGCCATCAGCTGCCCGCAGATCGCCGTGCAAAGGTGGGTTTTCCCAGTCCCGGAAGAGCCGCCGATGAAAAACCACTTCCCACGGCAATCCGTCAGATACTCCTCCGCCGCCTGTTTTGCGGCCCGCTGCCATGCCTCAGGCGTCTGGAAGGACGCAAAATTGCATCGCTCCAGGAGGCCCGCCAGTCCGGAGCGCTGGATGCGCCTCCGATTCTGCCGGACGATTTCGCATCGGCACGTGCGGCTTACCAGCTCTCCCGTTTCGGTCCGGGACACGGTATAACCCAGCCCATCACAGAGCGGGCAAGGATCAGAGGTCTCGTCCCACGTTGCGATATTCGGGCTTTCCTTGCTGCCCACGGCTTTCCTCCTTCCCGTAAACTCCGCCACGATCCTGCTCCTTCGAGAGCCATGTGACGATAAACCGGTTGATTCCGCTTTTCGTTTTTTTCTTTCGAGGGTTGGCAATCAGCCACGCCCTCATTTGCCGCAGTTGCTGTATCACGTCGACAGCAGGGTACAGGCCCGCCCATTCATGGCACTGCTCCTGATACACCGGGTATTCGGTGCCATCATTCAACGGCAAAAAGATCACCGGCGGCATGGACGCCGCTTGCGGCTCCGTGCCTATATACTCTCCTTTACTCTTCTCTGCTCTACTCTCCTCTACTTTACTTTGTTTGGAGATGTCAGCATTTTTGGAGAGAATGTTTACATTTCCTCGCTGAATGTTTACATTGGGCAAAATTTGGGCAACATCAATAAGAAGGATGTTGAAATCGACTTCGAGAGCTTTACGGCGGCTGACTGCCTCAAAGTACCTCTTCTGGATGCCTTTCGACGTAAGCACCCGGTACTTATCATACTTCTCTTGGTCGAACATCCCTCGCCTGATAGAGGCATCTACTATTTCGGAAACGGCGTTCCCACCCAACCCGACCTTGCGGGCGAACAAGAGCGCAACCTCCTCTGTCCATTCGATGTAGTAACCCGCCTTGCCGTAAATCTCTTGCAGCAAGTGAACGACTACACCAAATCCTGTCAGGCCAAATTCTGCCTCTATCAGCTCAAACTTTGCGTCCAGTGTGACATCCAGCGGGAAATAGTCGAGCCCGCTTTTTGCCATTGCTTATTCTTCGGGCTCGGGCATCATGCAAACCCCAACGCCATGCTGAGAAAGAATCCGGGTTACATCCAGGGCGTCTCTTTCGCTGTAACCGTTGGAGTAAACCAATGCAATATCCGGGTCAGTTAACGCTTTATACAGATCGTCGCACTCAAAAATCCAAACGTTATACTTCATCGTCTACCCTCCCATTAAAACGGAAGCGATCCATCGTCCTCTTCCTCCGCAAATCCGCCATAATCCCCTTCTGCGGCGTTCTCCGCCTTGGGGCTATCGTTACCCTCCTGGCGCTTGGAATCGCCAAAATACACGTTATCTGCTACAACATCGGCGGTCCGGCGCTTGCCGCCCTCCTTATCGGTCCAGTCCCGGAGCTGCAGCCGACCGGTCACCACGGCCATACGGCCTTTGGAGAAATACTTGCTGACAAATTCCGCCGTAGTCCGCCAGGCGACAATATCGATAAAATCCGTTTCTTTCTCGCCGTCCTGGGACTTGAAATCCCGGTCCACGGCAATGGTAAACGATGTCACGGCGGTGCCGTTGCCGGTCCGCCGAAGCTCAGGATCCCTGGTCAGGCGGCCCATGAGGCAAATTCTGTTAAGGCTCATTAAATGTCCCCCTTTTTATAAATAACGCTTTCCCGGCTCCAGCCAGGGTAGAATCCTTCCAGGTATTCGGTGATGCGATTGTAGATTTCTTTTCGATGCGGGCCCTCGTCAAATTCCCGGTGGCAGGAAGGGCAAAGCGTCACAATGTTCTGTTCCATTCCCCTCCCTCCCTGGGAGCGCCGGATCACGTGGGCTACCGGCGCTCCGGCGGAAGAGCCGCAGAGGATGCACCTATGGCCATCTCTGGCCCATACGACGATTTTCACGGTTGCCGGAATGGCGGTCGCCTTAGTCATCTTCCGCATTCCCACCCCTCCATCAGCGCCGCCAGCTTGTCCGGAGGCATCGTCTCAATGCCTTGGGATTTGCAGTCGTAAACGATCATATCAATTAACCGGGACATCTGCGCCGAATCGTAGGTGCTGGAGCCGTAGTAGAGGATAACGTTAACGCAGCCGGAGATTTTGCTTGGCTGGATATCCGTTTGCCATCCCAGCCCGTTGTGCTCCCAGCCTCTCCGTAATTTTTTTACGGCAGCTTCTACCACGCAGACGGTTTCGCTGTTTCCGCCGATTTCTCGAATGTAGTGCCGGTAGATTTCGGTTTTTGGGATGCCCGTCTTTTCGGCCAGCTTATCCATCAATACCCATGCGTAGGCGTTGGCATCGAGGCTCCGACGTTCCCGGTGCTGTTTGATCTCCACGTCGTACAGTTTCCCAGGCGTAAGCTCGCCCAGAATCTTCCTAGCACCTTTTGCCCGGATGCAGAGCCAATCCCCGGAAGCGTCCATAGACCATCGGAAATCCGACGCGTTAGCCTGCATGAGCCCGTTCCTGCTGCTCCGCCTTCATGCAGCCGCCGCAGAGCTCCGCACCGAATTTGAGTTTGCTGTAAGTGCACATATCGGGGACAGTCCACAGGGTTCCGTCACGCTTTTCTACGGGCGTGATCTCTTCCCCGCACTTGGCGCACTTGGGAGGGATAGCCGCTTTCTTCTTTGCCGCGCTTGGCTCCGGCGTCTCTGCGTCCGGGTCCTTCATTTCTTCGGTGGGGATGCAAAAAACCTGGAAAAATACGTACTTCATGGCGATGGACATTGCCTTGTTGCTGGCCTTGTCTCCGCTGTCCATGCCCTCACCGATCACAACGGCGGAAACGGATGTGCCGTCCTCAGCGTAAAAACTGTACTTAATCCGCATCACGGAGTACATCAGCGTGCTGCCCTTGTTGGTCTGCCGTTCCTCCCGGCTCTGCTCCAGGACTTCCGGGACCACAAACACCTTGTTTTTGGAGAGGATAGGTTGCAGGGCGTTCATCACATCATCGATGCCCCGGTACTTAAAGCCCTGCTGCTGGTTCTTCTTATCCTTGCCAATGGCGGGGATTTCCTGCATGATGGCTGCGATGCTCTCGTAGATGTTCATCACTTCACCCCCATGCTGAGGCCGGAAACCAGCTCCGCCCCGGGGACCGGCTCCGTCGCCATGATGCGCTTAAGCTCGGTTTTGGATACCGTCGGGTCCTCATACTTTACGGCGTCCTCGTATCCATGCGTTTCCAGCCACTCCACCACCGTGCCCATATCCAGGATGCTCACGCTGGGAGGCGTCGCCCGGAAGGAAATCTTGCAACGGGCGGATTCAAAATTCTCGCCGTGCAGAACGAAGGAAAGGTAATCCTTCATCCGCTTCGCTTGGTTCTCCGCCACCTTTTGGCGGGCGGCGAAGGCGTCCTTCTCCGCCTTGTAAGAGGCGGCGTCCGCCGTAAGGTTCTTGATGTAGCAGGCCAAATTCTCGATTTTCTTGGCCTTCTCCATTACCAGCGCATCGATTGCGCTGGTATCGGTGATTTCTCCCGTCTCCGGGTCGATCAGCTTTTCGATTAAAGCGTCGATTGCCGGATCAATTTCGTAAAGCTTCATTTGTCCTCCTGTTTCCTTTTCAATCCGCCAGATACCGGTACTCCCAAACATCCAGAGCCTCCCCGCAGTTCTCACACATATTCGGTGCTGTCATGTTCTCGTCCTCCTTATTTCCCAATATCCATTGCTATGCATTTCTTTGCCCTTCCGTTGCGCAGCCTCTCAGCCCTCGGCAATTCCATTGCAGTTCAGTACCTTGCTATTCCGTCGCTGTTCTTCGCAGTGCCATGCTACCCCATTGCCGGGCCACTCAAATCGGAACCCCGCTCTGCCTTTCCGTTGCCGTGCTCCACGAAGCCTCGCCTTTGCGAGCTATTCCGGCGCTGCGCTTCGCATCTCCAATGCAGTTCTTTGCGGAACATTGCCCTTGCTGTTCCATCCACAGCGAATGCGTTTCCTAACATCTCCATTTCCATTCAGCGCTTTTTCGTGCCAAGCTGTTCCTTCGCCGTGACACTCTGAACATAGCCTTTGCTCATCTAGTCGAGTCGGAGCGGATCCGTCGCTTACAGCTCCTCCCAGCGGAATCTACCTTTCCCGCTATTGCGCCACTGGCCGATACCGGATAAACGGCCATAATCCAGCCATTCCCGGACCGCCTTCTCGTGATCATCGCAGAGGCAGACAACGGTAAACTCGCACGTCGCCCCGGCGGGAATCTCCTCACTCATCGCAAGGCTGATGCGCTCCCCCTGCGCCGTCTGCGCTCTCAGAGGGCGCTGACACTCACCGATTTTGCCGTCAAACAGGAGAGGAATCGTTCTGGGCTCCGGGAAAATCAGCTTGTCGATTTCCTTCTTGTACGCCTTGATCTTCTCGCTTGCGGTCCCCTTCACTTTGCGAAGGCCACCGCAGGTATCCTTGAAAAATCCCTTGATCTGGTAATCGTAGAGGAACGGCGTGCCATCGTCCAGGCGAGGGAATACCGTCATGCCCTTATCCGCCACAGCGTCGGCACCAAGAGCGGCGACCTCATCCTCCACACTCAAAGCGTCCGGGCTTTTGCTGCCGATGAACTCCCGATACACATCAGGATTGGCCGGAGACGTCCCCAAGATGGGCTCCGTAAATGTCAGCTTAACCTTGATCTCCTTCATGTTGTCCTCCTATTACTTCCCAAAATTTAGTCTGCCAAATGCCGGTTTTCCCAGGCGTCCAGGGCGTCCACGCACTTCTCGCAGCCAACGACGGCCCCGGATAACGCCCGGTACAGCGTCTCGCACTCCTCGCCGCAGCATGGGCAGCGGGGATTTTCTTCCGGCTCCGGCGGCTCCAATGGCCGCTCGGGGATACGATCATCCATCCAAGTCCTCATTCTGCCCTCCATCCTCCCCTGGCGGCCAAAGCGGCCGCCAGGGGCATCCATCACATCATCACAACGACCTTACCCGTCTTGACCTCTTCGGCCAGGTGCTCCTCGAAGTAAGACAGGATGCTGGCCTTGGCCGTCTGCTTCCACATACCGCCGTCGGCCTCGAAGAGGCCCACTTCGCCGTTGTCGTCCAGCCGCAGCAGGAACTCGCTCTCCGGCTGATCCACCTCCAGGAAAGTGCGATAGGGGCGCAGTGCCACACGAGGCTTGACCGCCACCATCGTCTTCAGGGAGACGCCCTGCCGGGCCTCCACCGTCTGGGAAACGCCGTTGTCGCTGGTGGTCACGCCATTCTCCTTGCTGATGCGGGAGAGCAGGTCCAGCATGTAGTCTACGCCGGGGCCGGGGGCGAACTTGCTCCGCAGCTCGATGATGGCCTTCTCATACTCCCGGAAGCCATCACGGAAGCCGGGGACATCGCACTCCGCAATATAGAGGCTGTCTCTGCGCATCACGTCATCGTAGGTCGTGAACACAACGACCCGGTTGGCGCCGTCCACACGGATAAAGACCGGCAGGTTGGTAAGCATGTCCATTTCATTGCGGACCAGCTTCACGATGCTGTCCAGGCCAGAGACGGAGATGCTGGTGGGCCGGTCGATGTGAGGCTCGATGCGAACCAGGTCCCGGTCCGAGTAGGTGTCGCCGTGGATGTCATAGGTCTTGTTTTCCTTGAGGGACACAAGATACTGGGCAAATTCTTTCAGCATAGGTAAAACTCCTTTCAACGTTCCGACTTACGCCTGCCGGGCAAATTTGAGGATCTTGGGCTGTCCCTGCTCGTCCCCGTCCATGGAAATCTGGCCGGGCACCTGGGGGACCATCTCCGCCACCACCATCTCGCCGGTGTTGGGAGAAGAGGTGATAAAGAGGCTGGTAGTTACGGGGTCCGTGGGGACCAGGGCCGCCTTCGCCGTGGTAAGGACCGTGATGGTCTTCCGGTCGGCGCTGGGCACCAGCTCCAGCCCCACGGTGATCTTCCGCTTGGCCGTGGCCTTGGTATTGGGGTCCAAGACGTTTTCCAGCACCCGGCCCATCTCGTAGTCCACCCGCTCCAGGATGGCGCCCATAGACATCTCCAAAATGCTCTTCTTGTCAAACTGCTCCATTTCGCTTTTCCTCCTTCATCCAATCAGATCAAACAGGGAAATGTTCCCGTCCTCTTCCTCGTACTCCTTCAGATACCCCACGGCATCCCGGCAATAGCCGTCGTTCAGCTGTCCTCCTTTGCATCAGTAGGCCACCCCAATAAAATCCAGCACTCTGGCGTAACCCAGCCCCTTGGCCGAAGGCTTCCACAGACCGTCTGCGGGGTCGAAGGCGCCGCCTCCAATGCAGAAATCGTAGTGCCGGGGATGTGTGCGCTTCATCCGCTGGAAGCGATTCTCGCCCTTCTCCAGATGCGCCCCAAATCCGCAGAACATACAGCCCGTGCGCTGGCAGCCGGTACACCGGAGCGGCTGCTCCGTCAGGGTGCTGGTGTACTCGTTCTCGCCGTCGCTGGCTACGATGTCGCCGTAGACGCTGCAATAGGGTATCTTAGCGCCGACAAGGCAGTGGAGCACATCCTGCTCTGACCAAAAGCTCATGGGCTTACCCATCGGGCGCCTGGCGTCAAATGCGTTGCAGCCCGTGCGCTTCCACTCTTTTTCTCGCTGCTGGCTCTCGCTCGCCATCATCGCGGTAAACGACACACATCCGCTCGTAGCTTCGTATCGCTTGGCGGGTGCTTTTTTCATCACGTCGCAGCACTGCTCGCTAATATGGAACGGCGCATCCTTGAGATAATGCCACTTGTCCGCCAGTTTCATCGTCGGGCAGTACACGCCCTGCCGGTTGTAGCCGGTCAAATACAGATTGACCGTTGCATCGTTCTGCCCGTGCGCGTTTTGCAGATCGCGGATAAAACGCGCCTGCTTTTTGCCGATGACGGGATAGCCGTACCTTGTCAACACCTGCCGGATGTTGAGCTTCGGCCGCAGCCGCACGAGCTGCACGTCAATCCGTGGAAACTGTTTTTGCAGCCAGACGGCGTAATCGTCCACGAAGTGCTGAATTTCCGGATACTCCAGGCCCGTGTTGACAAACACCAGATTCAACGGCCAGGGCGGCGTCCTGTAGCTGGCGAGATACCGGGCCACGAGATACGCCAAAACCGTGGAATCCTTGCCGCCGGAGAAACTAACGTAGCACTTCCCGCCCCAGGCGGTGTACCATTGGTCGATTTTCTCCCAAGAGGTCAGCACCTTGTCCTCCAGCGGAAGTGCTAGAAGCGCCTTCGCCCGCTCTGAGGAAATTGGATCGTTGTGCCAGGCGCTCATAGACACCCCCACTGTTCCGCCATAGCTTTGGCGATGCCGGGGAAGGTCTTTGCGCGGTTTTTGGCTCTATCCGTGGTAAACATACCTTTATGCTGTTCCCCATGCTTATGGCTGTAACTGCCACTCGGACACCATGTTGCTGTCGGCTCAACGATGTTTGTCGGCTCCAACGGCTGGACACCACGCTCCCACAGCAAGGTTTTTTTGCTAAACGGGTGCCCGTATTGATAGGGCTGTATGGCTTGGGTTGGCTCTGGATACTCAAAGACTTTACTCGGCGTCGGATTCTCAATCACAACTTTTTCACAATCCGCTGCCCAAATAGCTAAAAACAGCGCTTTGCCGCACAAGCCCTCATAATACCGCTTGATATTGAGCTTGCCGCCCCTATACAAGTGCCGCGCTCCGGCGTTGCTGGTTTTGGTGCAGGGCGGGAAAGCGATGATCAGATCCCACCGCCCCACATCATGGGTCTGTCCGTCCATAGTGGTCACTTGCCCACCCTCGATGGCATTAAGCACATCACCTAAGATGTGCCACTCAGGATGCCCGCCGGACGGCTCCTGTATATCACACGAGTAGGCTTCATACCCCAGCGCTCGAAACGCCTTGCAGACTTCCTGCGATTCCTCGCAAGCCGCTAGGACTTTCATCGCCCCTCGATCCTGTCGATGAGCCGGAACACCCAGCTCGTGGCCGTCCCGGCCCCGATGATGACCAGCGCCAGCGTGTATCCATCCATTATGCTTGTCCTCCCATCAGCCGGATTGCCTCCGCCTCCGTAAAATGGAGTACTTGGCTGATCCGGAAAAGTTCCCAGGCGCTCCAACCCTTTTTAAAGCGGTTGCTCGTCTGCGTCTCCGACAGGCCGATGGCCTCGCCCAGTTCTTTGTTATGGGCTACATCCTGGCGGGCCATCGCCTCCCGGATCGTCCGGTTTACCATCTTCCGGTAAGTCTCCGGGTTCCTGGAAAACCGATCTAGCTTTGTCCTCGGCATTCCATCAGCTCCTCCACCGATACGCCATAGTGGCTTGCGATGAGCCTTGCGTGTCTGGGATGCGGGCGGCAAGTGCCGTCCCTCCAGTTTTTGATTGACGTCTGAGCGACGCCGATCTCCTTTGCGAGGCGGTAGTTCGTTTCGCCGTGCTTCTCCTGCAACGAAACGAGATTTTCAGAAAAACTCATCCCTTCACCTCCAACTTTGATTAAATGCTTGACAAATTGGAGCAAGGGTGATAGTCTAAGTTTGCTACAACATTGACATCACGCCAGCTCGATTTGTCGAGGTGGTCAGGTTTCTTGTTGCCCGTCCACGAATTTAATTATAGTCGAAGTTAGACCATTAGTCAACCTAAATTAGACCGTCAAAATAACCTAAGTTAGACTGTGATTTTTATGGGATTTACCAGAAATTTTAACTATTGCATGGATAGCGAAAGATACTCTTCGTATCGATTTGCTAAAATACTTGGCGTAAACTTGCAAAGCGTTTCTAACTGGAAAAACGGCGTAGTTGTTCCGCACCCAAAGACCCGCCAGAAGATCGCCGACCATTTCGGCATCACGCTTGCGGAGCTGGACGGGGATGAACTTCCTGTCCTGCCGCCGGAGGGCGCAAAAAAAGTCCCCGCCCAAGGGGACGAGGACGATTTGCGAGAAGATCAAAAGATAATGGCAAATCTACTGAAGCGAATGACTGTCGAAGAGCGGAAAAATTTTATCAACGCCGCAGTGGCGGCATTAAAGGAGTGATGCTGATGGGTTGGATAGAGGGCATAATCTCCATTTTCGGGGTTGCTTTATCCGCCCTAGTTTCGATTTTTCTTGCTAGGAAAACCGCAAAAACGGAAATTGAAAAACTGAAAGCAGTTTGGGAGCACGAAAAAGAAGCTGCGCTGGATGCCGAGTTTGACAAAATGGTGTCTTCGGTGTCCATGTTTGCCAAGCGGCCATCAACACAAGACTTTCGAAATGCCACAAACGCCGTGGCAGTCTACCAGACCAAAGCGACGGGAGAAATGGCGGATGCGGTTGATTTGTTGAGCGGCATGATAACCAGGGATAATTACGATTCTGCGGCGATTTTAGCGCAGTTGGATGCAGTAATAGAGATCAAGCGGAAAAAGGTTTCTTAAAACGCTTTCCCGCACTCGCCGTCTTTCCAGAATAACTCCAGTTCACCAGTGAACAGGTTCCTGGCGATACGGTATAGCTCATTCACCGCCGCTTCACGATCTTCGGAATCAAATTCCATCCCGATCTCACATTCACGGTCGCCCTGTTTTTCAATGGCCCAAATTCTCATAAAATTTCCTCCATAACACGCTTTAGTTGTTCTTCCGATAGCTTTCTCAGTAAGGAAAGCGCTTCGTCTAAGAGCTCATCCTCTTCGCCGATTGACGCAAGAGCCACAGTCCCATCCCAAAATACTTCCTTCAATTCTTCGCCTTCTTCCTCAGTTTATATCATTCTCGTTTATAATGGAATGCTCAAATATTACGGTGATTTCGAAAAGGAGGATTTGTATGGGCATTTTTTCAAAAAAAGAACCTGCCCCAGAATACAAGCGTCCGATTGTGATTTCGACGGGAAATTTACTCAGGTCATACGAAATAATCGACGCAGTTTTTGCGGTCGAAATTAACCAGGAAACCTGGTTCAAAGCTGCGGATCCATCTAAATCTTTTGAGGGCGTCAAGGAGCAGCTCAAAGACAAGTGCCGGGCATTAGACGGCGATGCCGTGATTTGCTGCCAGTTTCAGTATCGAATCTCCGTGGATCCAGGAATTGTTTCAAAGCAGGCCGCTGAGATTTGGGCATACGGAACTGCGGTGAGATTTACAGACGATTGATATATTATCCGGTCGGGAGCTAATCACATAGTGTTCTGTTGGCCCCCCTGCCGCCTGCAACCGGCAGAGGGGCCTTATAGCAGATAGCCACAAAACATCAAGCCTACCTGCTATGGCTGCATCATAGCAGGGTGGTGGTTGGCAGAGCAAGCCGAGGCAAAGGCAGAAACCGTCCGATTCTTTAGAATCTGGTAAAATTAGGCTTGGCAACATCTGCCAGAAACCAGGCAAACGAAAGGAGCGCGCCCAATGGAAACTATCCAGGATCTTTGTTGGAAGGAACGAGAAGCACAAAGAAAAACAGCGCAAACCATAGCGGACGAATCCGGCATCTCTATCTCGACTGTCAACAACTACTTTTCCAGCGCATCCAAGCAGCCATCCGTATACACCGTCGGGCCTATTTGCAAGAGCCTGGGAGTGTCCCTGGACCGGTATTTTGAGATCGTGCCGAAAGGCGAGGATTTGACGGAGCGAGAGGAGGCCTTGCTTACCCAGCAAGTGGGCCACGAACAAGACATAAACAAGCTGTTAAATGAAACCATTAAGCACAAGAACCGGGTAATCTTTGCCCTGCTGTTTATTTTTGCCCTGGCGCTGGTGTATGGCATTACCCTGGACCTGCTGAACCCCAGCATGGGCCTTTTCAGAGGATAAAAAGAGGAGCCGCCTCCGATACCGAAGTACCGAAGGCGGCGATCAGGAAGCGGATGCTGATGCAAAGCAATCCGCCCCTCCATTATAGCAAAGCAGGAGGAAAACGCAAGTGAAAATTCCGGAGCCAATAAAGCTACCATCGGGGAAATACCGCATCCAGATCATGGTTGACGGGAAACGAGTTGGAAACACTTTTGATACGATAGAAGAGGCCCGATTCTGGGCCTCCGGCATCAAAACAAAAATGGTGGAGGCGCAAAAGCCTGTAAGAAGACTTACAGTTGGGGAAGCTGCCGACCGATACATCGAAACCAGAAGCGAGGTGCTTTCCCCGTCCACCATTGCCGGGTATAAACGAATCCGGAAAAATCTGATGAAGGATATTGAGAATATTGTTTTAGCCGATCTCACACAAGAGCGAGTGCAACGCTGGGTAAACAGGCTATCGAGGGAAGGAAAAACGCCAAAGACAATCGCAAACGCACACGGATTTTTAAGCCCCATCCTTGCGGAGTATAAGCCGGAAATGGCCTTACGGACTACCATGCCGCAAAAGGTAAAAACGGAGATTGAGATACCGTCTGAGGCCGACGCCGTAGCCATTGCCAACGCCTGCAAAGGTACAAAATACGAGTTGCCAATTATGATTGCCATTTGGATGGGGCTACGTGCTTCGGAGATTATTGGCCTGCGCTGGGATGATATCGATGGTGAGTATCTGCAAATCCGGAGGGCCATTGTGGCCGGGGAAAACGGGCCCGTTGAAAAGGGCGTAAAAACGTACAGCGGAACCAGAAGGATACACCTTCCGCCCTACCTTTTGGATTTAATCCAGAAACAGCCCAGGGCGAACGAGCACATTGTGAACCTTTCCGGGCATGCGCTATATAGTGGCTTTGTTCGCATCTGCGAGAAGGCCAAAGTCAGGCACTACCGATTCCACGATCTGCGGCACTTTAACGCATCCGTCATGCTGGCGGAAGGCATCCCGGACAAGTACGGCATAAAGCGAATGGGCCACGCCACCAACAACATGTTAAAGACCACGTACCAACACACTCTCGCCGAAAAAGAAAAGGCGTTTGATAAAATCATTGACGGGCATTTTGAGGAGTTGTTCGCTCCAAAAGAATAGCCCATTTTCGTGTGCAATTTCGTGTGCAATTTTCCTCCTAAAAACCGATTTTTAATTGCACACGCTAAAATTGACTTGTAAAATTTGCAAGACGCAAGAACCGCCAAACCCGCATAAAATCAAGAAAAACCGGGGAACCGTTGAGATTCCTCGGTTTTTCTTTTGGTGGAGGCGAGGGGAGTTGAACCCCTGTCCGAAAGCAATATAAACCGCATTACTTAGCCATATCTATGGCATTCGTGTGCAATTTCGTGTGCAATATCACTTCTCGGCGATGCCGTGGTAGTACGCCGCCATTTTGGCCCGAGGACCACCGGCGTCACGATCAAAGAGGAATGCCTTGGCCATATCGGCGTAGAACTCCGCTGTGCCAACGCCGTACCGGTTGGCGACGCCGCAGTAGTCGGAGTACATCATGCACATGGCAGCCCACCAGCACCAGGGGGCGAACTGGTCGAAAATCACGCCGACGCTCTCGGCCACGGCGGTGGTCTGGTCGACGGTCCAGTGGGGCCCGACGGTGCCATCCTCGTTGACCATCTTAGAGCACCAGGCCTCGGCATCGGCCTGGGTGAAATCAGCACCGCCACCGCAGAGAGACTGCTCAGCTGCGTCCACTACAGACCAGCACTCCAGCATCCCGCGGACACCGTTGGCGGAACGCTCCCCTGCAGGCATCCCCATGTACTCGGCAATGCCTCGCTCCAGCTTGTCCTTGTAGGCGGCGATGATCTCCTTGGTCAGGTAGCCCATAGTCTACCCCCCGTCAGATCCGCTGGACCCGCAGGGCCACGTTGTTGACGGTGGCAGCGGCGCCGGTCAGCACCAGCGTCAGAGCGGAGCCGGCGGCGCAGCAAGCCTGACGTACCAGCGCCGGGAAGCTGAGGACAGTGGGGGCGCCCGCAGCAGCGGCAGCGGATGCCGTGGCGCCGGGGATGGCCACGCCGTCCTTGACCAGCGTAGCGGTGACGGTGCCGGCAGCGGTGGGAGCCACGGTGACGGACACGTCCACGTCATAGTAGCCGGCATTGGAGAGGTTGACGGCGTTGCCGTTGAGGGAGATATCGCAGCCATACCGGCGGATCAGGCTGCCCAGCGGGATGACCCCATCAACGGCCACGGCCGTGGGGGTCTGCAGGGCGGTATAGAGGGCAGATTTACAGGACATATTTATACGCTCCTTTCATAATGTCAAGGGCGGGGCATCAGCCCCGCCCGTTTCCCGGCCTAAAGGGGCCTACCATCTCGGCGAGGACGCCGGGATGCTCAGATGTTGCCGTTGCAGCCGCAGGCGCAGAAGGGGGACGGACCGGCGTTGTAGGCGTAGCCGTTGGGATACCGGACGACGCCATACATGCGGTTGTCCATCTCCAGGCTGGCGATGCGGGCGGACTGCTCCGCGATCCGCTGCTCCAGCTGGCTCTTCTCCAGGGCGGCGAACTTGGCCTCCATGTTGGCGTTCACGCCGTCGATGGCCCGCTGGGTGGTGCAGCAGCACTCGGCGAGCTGGGCCTGGATGCCGTTGGCGCTCTGCATGATGGCCATGTTGGTGCCGTTCTGGGCCAGGGCCATCTCCTTGCCCAGCTGGCCGATGCTGCCCTGCATCTCGTAGCCGAGGTTACAGATGCCGTTGCCGATGTTGGTCAGGCGGTCATCGATCCGGCCAAAGTGCTGGCCAAACAGGATGTCCTGCTGGCTGGCCGCCGTGGCGTACTGGCCAAACTCGCCCTGGCGATTCCAGCCAAATCCGCCGCCCATGAAGACGAGGAAGAGCAGGATGATCCACCAGCCGCCATTGCCGCCCCAGCCGTCGGCGTCCTTGGTCACGGCGGCGAGATCGGAGAGGGAATAGTTATCCATATAAAGCTCCTTTCACTGGATTTTTATTGATAAACCGTGTCGACCCGGCTCATCTCAGGAAACGGGCGAACTCCTGCGCCTGGCGCTGGAGCTGCTGGAACTGATCCTGGCTCATGCGGCCGTCGGCCAGCATCTCCTGGATCTGCTGCTGCGCCTTCTGCGGCGTCATGCCGGCGGCGAATTTGCGGAACTCGGCGATCATGGCCAGGGGGTTGTTACTCAGCCTTGGGCTTGCGCTGCGGCTTAGCATCTCCATCATCGGGTTTGCCACTGAGCATCTCCTCCAATCTGCGCACGCGATCCTCCAGGCTGTTGACATCCACCGGAGCCGCCGCCTGGTAGGGGGCCACGGTATACGGGGTGACGGTGGCATAGCCTGCGCCGTCCGTCTGCTTGAGCCACACAATGGGGTCATTCTCGTCCATCAGCAGGATGGAGCTGTTTGGGGCCATGCGGAAGGCGTCAGCGCCGTTGCGGCCATTGACGCGGGTAATCTGACCCCCAAAGGGCTGCGGCCCTCCTACGGGGCTCTGAGGGCCCACAGAGGGGCATCCGCCGTAAGGGTTGCCATACGGCGACGGCTGGTAAGGGTTGTAGTATCCCATAGCGCACCTCCTTGTCTGCCTCCATGGTACAAAAAATCCGGGCAGTCAAACTGCCCGGATTCTGCCCGCATTCTGCGGGGATGGCAGGATGCACAAAAACCGCCCGCTCTTCTGTGCATTCTGACAAACTTTAATTTTGCGCTAATATTAGCGGTTTTCCTCTTGACTTTACGCTAATATTGGCGTAAAATGAGCATGTAATCAAGAGAGGGGAACACCCCAGGAGGAAACAAAAATGAAGTACAACAAGAGCGAAATCATGAAGGCCGCATGGAACCTCCGCAAGATGTCTCAGAAATGGGTCAATTCCCTCAGCTTCTCCGAGTGCCTCCGCCGCGCCTGGGCCAACGCCAAGAAGGCGATCACCAACGGCAAGAAGATCCTCAGCGACGATTGCTGCAAGGTGATCTGCGGCTCCCTGCTGGGCATCAAGTACACCATCGTCAGCGACTGCACCATGGGCTGGCTCGTGACTGGCAAGACCTATGCCGCCCGCAAGGAGCTCAAGGCCGCCGGTTTCACATGGGACCCCTACTGCAAGCAGTGGTTCACCACGGACCGCAAGGTCGCCGAGTATTTCTGCTGAGATAAATTTTCCAAATTTAAGGAGGAAATGAGAATGAAGTACACTTACCGCATGTTTGAGGACAACGCAGGTTTCCTGCACCTCGCCGTCCTGGACGAGGACGATGCTTGCATCTACTACCTCTCCGACGCCGACCGCGAGCTGGTCCTGGGCACCCTGGCCGACCTGAAGGCCGGCGGCGATCCCATCGCCGACAGCTGGGAGGGCGGCGAGGAAGACCCCGAAGCCTGCCTTGCTGGGATCCTTGCCTGGGTAGATGCCCGCAACGGCAGCGCCTGCGAGATCGACGGCTGAGGGGAGGGTGCACGATGCGACGCAAGTACAGCGACTGCCAGCGGGCGGACGGTGACTGCACCGTCTGCTCCCTGGTCAGCTACGGGCGGGACTGCCGCAACCGCCCGATCACAAAACTGGAGTGGGCCCGCCGCATGGCCGGCATGACGCAGGCGGAGCTTGCCGCGAAGTCCGGTGTTAACATCCGCCAGATCCAGCGCGTGGAGATCGGTGAGGCCGAGACGGGAAACATGACCGCGCAGAATCTGCTTGCCATCGCTGACGCGCTGGGCGTAGATATCAGAGAGCTGCTATGAGACGCCGCTGTGTGATCTGCGGGGCAGAGTTTGATACGCCCCCCTCCAACAACAAGATCACCTGCTCCCCCGCCTGCTCCCGCCTCCGGAAATCGCAGTCCCACCAGGAGAAGCGGAACAGCTGGAGCGAGGAGGCCAAGGCATCCGCCCGCGCCGCGGCGGAGAAGACCGGGAACCTGCAGTACGGGGCCGCCGCTGCGCTCAAACTGCCGGAAGGGCAGCGGGGCCCACAAAACCGGAACGCGCTGATCTGGCATCTGATCGACCCGGAGGGGAATCCCGTCACCGTGGTAAATCTCCAGGACTGGGCAAGGCAGCACGCCAAGGACTACTTTGGCATGGAGCCCACGGACCGGAACGCCTCCTCCATCGCCTCCGGCTTCTACCAGATCAAGCGGTCCATGGAGGGGAAGCTCCGCCGGAAGAGCGGAGCCCCCGTCTCTCTTTCCACCTACAAGGGCTGGGGCCTCCGCGCCTGGGAGGAAAAGCAGTCTCCGCAGACGCAGGTAAGAGGCCTGATGCCCAAGGTGTGCTGCCTCTGCGGCGCCGAGTTTCTCCCGAATCGGGGGAAGCAGAAATACTGCAAAGCCTGCGCCATTAAGCAGGGGAATGAAAGCCGGAAACGGTACTACGAGCAAAACCGCGAAAAGATCCTTGCCGCGCGAGCGAAGAATCCCAACCAGAGTCCCGAGGCACGAAAAGCGTACCAGGCGGAATACTACGCCAAAAACAAAGAGCGCATTAAGGCCCAGCGCAAGGCCAAAAAAGAAAGCGATCATGGAGGTATAACATGACGTACTTTTGGATAACTAACATCAACGGTGAGTTTGGGTTCGGCGGCCCTCCTACGGGGCTCTGAGGGCCCACAGAGGGGTATCCGCCGTAAGGGCTGCCGTACGGGGATGGCAGGATGCACAAAAACCGCCCGCTCTTCTGTGCATCCTGACAAACTTTAATTTTGCGCCAATATTAGCGGTTTTCCTCTTGACTTTACGCTAATATTAGCGTACAATAAGCGTGTAATCAAGAGAGGGGAACACCCCAGGAGGAAATGAAAAATGAGAAAGACTTATGTGCAGTTTATCAACGCGGCCAACGGAGAGGTCGAAAGTTATCGCTACGGCAGCGGCGAAGAGCGGTTTACCCTCTACAGCGGCATCAGCCAGCTCCACGGCGGCTGGCTGATGGAGACCAGCGGCGACCCGATCACCCTTACCACTTTAGAGGAGGCTGACAACTCCGAAAAGATCATCGCCTCTATTGATCGCGTTTTGAGCAGCATCGGCACAGACTGGAAAGCTCTTACAGAAGAGGACGAGGAGTACATCGCCGATTTCCTGGCGGAGTGCGGTATCGAGGAATAAGAAAAAAGGCCGTGCCCAAATTGGGCACGGCCTCCTCTTATCCCCTGATGTCATCCGCCAGGTGGGCATAGGCCCTCCGGCGGAGCTTGTAGAGCCCGTCAATGCTGAGGCTGAGCCGGGCGGCAGTCTGCAGGCAGCTGCGGCCCAGGACGTCCACCTCAACGATGCAGGTCTCCTCGTCCGGCGGCAAGCCCGCCGCACGGACCGCCTCCGTGGCCCGGCGTGGGGCCATGCCGGAGAGCAGCGCTCTGATCTCCCGGTGCTGTGCGTCCATGTGATCGCCGGACTTGCAGGACACGGCGGGGCCGTGCGGATGTCGCCATCATCTGGCTTGCCTCCTCTCAGATTGTTAGCCCGTCCAGTCGGCCCGATCCTCCCGGACGTCGATGTGGGTAAAGCCCTGCTTGGCGTAGATGCCCACGCCGCCCCAGTCGGGCATGATCTCCCGGGCGTAGGCGGCCACCTGGGCCGGGGTCCTGCCGCGGACCACGATGTCCGCCGCCGTGCCGTAGCAGTGCTGGGAATGGGCTACGCCGCCGACCTTGGTGTTGTACTGCGGCGTCCGGTAGGCGCTGGAGATGGTCACCGGCGCCCCGAAGTGGCTCCGGATGCTCTGCAGCACCATCACCAGCCGAGGCGCCACCAGGACGGCGTCGCTGCCATCCTTGCAGGCGAACTCGCGCACCTTGAAATTGCTGGACAGCCTCTTGCCGCCGTCCTTGGCCTTGCTGTAGGCGTTGATCTCTACCATAGGCTTGCCTCCTTTCGGCTCCGGGTCTGCCCGCCAGAAGCAGAGGTAGTTATGCACCCGGCGGGTGGAGTAGATGTACTCGCTGCCCTCCTGCGAGAGCTGCACGCTGCCGCCGCCGTCCAGCATCAGGGCCCAGCTCACCGCCGGGAACTCCCGCAGGATGGCCGCCTGCAGCTGCGCCGGGGTCTTGCCGAGCTTGCCGTCCGGGAAGCAGCGAAGGACCGTGGTGCCGTCCTCGAGGCCGATGATCACGGTCCGGCCGCTCCGCCGGGAGACGGCGGCGTCGGCGTGGTACGGGTAGGCTACGCCCTGCCAGAGGAGCAAGACACAGGAAAGAAAGTTATCGTAGCTCCGCATGTCCGCCGAAGTTACGACGTGGAAAACGCCCTCCCCGCTGCTCCAGCCCAGCCCCCGGTAGCTGTACTTGTCGTCGCTCAGCACCTTGCCGTCCGCCTTGACGTCGCAGTTGGGCACCCACTTGCCGGAGTCATAGAGGCTGCCGTTGATGACGACATCCGCCCCCGTGAGCTTGCGGACTTGGCTCGCCGTCTTCTTGGCGGCCTTCCTCGTGGCGTAGAGCTGGATGCGCCCGATCTCCCCAGGGGCGAAGGTGACGGTGACAGCCTTACTCATTGAGCTGCCTCATGGCCTGGTTGGCGCCGGTGGCGGCGAGGCCGGAGACGATGCCGATGGCCGCCGCCGTGATGTAGTCGGTGGCCGGGAAGTCCGGCATGATGTACATGGCGGCGATGCCGAGGATCAGGCCGCAGACGCCGCAGATGATGGGGATCCACTTGCTGTCCACGGCGCTGGCCTTGACGGCCTGCCCGATCAGCAGACAGATGACGGTGATGGCCGCCACGCCGGTAATGCCCATAGCGTTGATATCCATAGTGCGCTCCTTCCTCCGGGTCAGTCCCGGATGACCTTGCGGCCCTTGACCTCGTACCAGCTGCCACGGAGGCAGACAAAGGCGGGCATCTCGCCGCAGTCGCAGTCCACCAGCTCGTCGCCCTTGACCTGCACGGGGTCCAGGGTGCCGGTGCCGGTATCCAGCAGGCCCCAGCCCGCCTCGATCATCTCGGGCGTCAGCTTGGGGCGGTCCGGGTCCAGCATCACGGGGTGGCCCAGCTCCCGCAGCTTGGCGTTGCACTCCTCCAGGGTCAGCTCCCCCTGGGCGTAGGCGTTGATGGTGTCGGTTACCTTACTCATAGTCATACTCCTCTCTTAAATCCCGCCGCTGATGAGCCAGGCGGCGAAGGCCCCCACCAGAGCCGCCAGCAGCGTACTCACGATACTGTCCCAGCGCTTGCCGGGCCGGGCCGCAAGGCCCTTGACATCCTCCTTGATCTCCGCCAGGTCCTGCTTGACATGCCCCTGCTCGTTGGCCAGCTCCCGCACGGAGGAGGTCAGCTCCAGCAGGGCCTTCTGGTCCGCCTCCAGCTTCTTGATCCGCCCCTCGTTGCGCTGGGACCGGTCGTCCACCTTCTGCAGCTGGATCGCCAGGTTGGTGTTGTCGTCCATGGGTCACCTCCTCAGGCGATGCCGCCGTACTCGGCGGGGACCAGGCCCAGGAGGCCCAGCTCGCCCACCAGGATGTCCGCCACGGCCTGGCGGAGCTTGGGGGGCACCTGGGCCCACTGCGTGCGGCCCTCGGCCACCCTTACCGCGAAAAGTCTTGCCATGCTCTCACTCCTCTCTCTCAGGCGTAGACCACGCCTGCCATCTCAACGATGCAGTCCTCCAGCATGGCCCCGCTCTCCACAGCGGCGGCCAGCTTGGCTCTGAGCTCCTTATTCTCCGCCTCCAGCGCCGCCAGGCGCTGGGCGTCCGTGGGCTGCTGGCTGGGGGCGATGTCCCCCTCCGGGTAAAAGGTCCCGGTGCCTGCGTCATAGAGCCAGCCCTCCGGGGGCTCGGGCTGCAGGAAGCGGGCGTCGCCCTCCTGCTCCGGGTCGTACCCCCAGCCCTCGAAGACGTTGTCCGGGGCCTCCACGAAGAGGTCCGAGGGCGGGAAGCGCCCCACGGTGGAGGCCACGCTGGAGAACTGGGCCGTGGCGTCCCAGTGGCACCAGCCGCCGATGATCTGAAATACCTTCATGCTCCCACCTCGTATACGTAGTACTTGATAACGCAAACGCCAGGCCCACCAGCCGCCGGGCTATTTCCGGTAGAATTTCCAGAAAAAGAGGCACCACCACCGCCACCAGCGGCAAGTCCTCCAGCGGTAGCCGATGCCCCACTTTTGGCGCCGTTACCTCCATTACCTCCAGCGCCATAGCCGCCGCCACCGCCGCCTCCGCCGTTCTTGCCTGAACCGCCGTTGCCGCCGTAGCCGCCGCCACCGCCGCTGTCGTTGCCGCCGTTGCCGCCGTAGCCGCCTCCGCCGCCGCCTCCGCCGCCGCCAGCATTGCCGCCGTTGCCGCCGTAGCCGCCGCCACCGCCGCCGTTATTGCCTGAACCGCTACTGCCCGACGTCTCCGCAGCGCCTCCGGCGCCGCCGAGGCCTTCGCCGGTAAAATCAAGAGTCATTGCAGACGTGTTGGTACCTGCGGTACCGGGACTACCAGCGACAGAATAGCTCGAAGAGGCATTACCCCCATTGCCACCATAAGTTCCTCCGGTACCTCCGGTTCCAGGAGTTGCATTAGTGCCGTAAGCTCCGCCGCCTCCGCCGCCGTAGCTGCCGCCATTACCGCCATTACCACCATCGCCGCTATTGCCGCTAGCGCATCCGCCTCCACCGCCGCCGTAGCTGCCATCTCCACCTTTCCCGCCATACCGGTAAGAGCCGCCTCCGCCGCCACCGGAGCCCCCATCGCCTCCGGCTGCATGGCCGTGCCCGCCGGAGCCGCCAGCCGCCGATAGGTATGCTCCGAAAGATGTCGTGCCGCCAGTTTTTCCCGTTTGGTCGGAATCAGAAGTGCCTCCAGCACCTCCCGCTCCGATTGTGATCGCTATTTTGGTGCCCTCCGAAATATCAAAAGTGTCGTGGGCCATGTGCCCGCCGCCGCCTCCAGCTCCATTGGCATATCCACTATATTCGTAGGCAACTCCGCCACCGCCTCCACCGCCAAAGACCATGACGTCCAGCTCTCCCGCATGTGCCGGGACCGTCCAGTCCTGGGTCTCCGTGATGATAACGGTCTTGGCCACCTTGCGCTTGTGGGGCAGGGCCGCCAGGGCGTCGTCCACGGTGGGGTCTGCGGGCCGGGTGCTTGCGTCCGGCCAGATAAGGGCCGCCGTCTCGTCGCTGAGGAGGGTGGCCTTGTTGAGGGGCGTGCCCTCCTGCTGGGGGCTGTCCGCCCGGCTCATGTCATAGGTGTTGGCCTGCCCGGCCACGGGCGTGAGCTTCACCCGCCCCGGGTACAGGGGTACTCTATCCTTCATCTGCTCGCTCCTTTCATCATACCTCTCCGGCGTACAGGTCGCCGGAGTAATACCACGCCTGGCTCATCCGGGTGACTGACTCATCCACCGCCAGGAGGATGCTCTCGATGGCGTTGGCCTCCTCCCAGCTGAGGCTCAGCATGTCTCCGGGGGCCGGGGGCGTGCCGTCCCGCAGCGGCAGGGCCGCCCGCAGGGCGGCGATATCCGCCAGGTAAGACGCCATCTCGGCCCGGTTGGGCTTGTCCCCGTTGGCCCAGTCCATCCGGGGGGCCACGGAGACGAAGATGCCGCAGCTCCGGAGCCGCTTTGCCACGTAATCCACGGCGCTCCCCACCCGGTTGAGATCGCTGGCGTTGTAGCCCCCCTTGGGGTCGCTCCGCCACCACGCCAGCTCCGCCGCCGTCCAGGCGTCATAGCCCTTGTCCGCCAGGGCCAGGACCCGGGCGGCGTCCGCCGCCGTCCGGTCCGTGATGAGGCCATGGAGGCCGTAGTAGAGGGTGAGATCGTAGCTGGCGGAGGTCCCCAGCGAGTTGACCGCCGTCAGGGAGACCCGGTATCGCTCGTCCGCCGCCCGCTCCACCGTGGCCTGCCAGGCGTCGTCCATCCGGGTCCAGGTGTAGGCGACGTCATTGACGGTGCCGGAGACGTAGATCACCTCGCTGGGGAGGGCGACGCTCAGCGCGCGGGTGCTCATGTGATGGTGACGGAGATCACCATCGTCGCCCCGGCGTCAACGGGGTTGGGAGTGATGGTGGCCGCCGTGATCTGGGGCACGGAAGTGTCCAGTGTCACCGTCCGGGTGACGGAGGAGGTCTTGCCGGCGGCGTCCGTGGCCGTCACCTTGATGGTGTTGGCCCCGCTGGCGAGGGTGATGGACTTGGACCACGCCCCGCCGGTGCCCACCGTGACAGCGCCCTGGTCCACGCCGTTGAGCTCGATCTTGATGGTGACGGGGCTACTGGTTGCGTCGTTGGTGGTGCCCGCCACGGTGAGGGCCTGCGAGTTGGTGATGAGGCCGTCCGTGGGGGACGTCACGTTGAGGGTGGGCGGCACGGTATCCACCGTGTAGGTGGTGGACCTCTGCGCCGCAAAGTTGCCGTCGTGGTCCTTGCAGTCGATGGTGACGGTGTGGCTGCCGTCCGTCAGGGCGGCGGCCGGGGTGTACGTCACCTGGTAGCCATTGGTGATGGCCGTGGAGCGGATGGCGGAGGCCGCCGCCGGCGTGCCGTCCTGCTTGACGACGAGGCTCGTGAGGTCCACGCCGGAGCCGCCGTCCTCGTCCACCACGGTGAAAACAACCGGCTGCTTGTTGTTGGAGACGTAGGCCCCGTTGGAGGGGCTGAGGATGCGGATGACGGGCGCCACCCGCTCCCGGACCACAAGGCGCAGCCCCGTGAGGGTGGAGCCGTCCGCCTGGCCGGTGGTCCCGGCGTCGTTGGTGGCCTTGACGGTGACGTTGTAGTAGCCGCCGCTCTGGCCGTAGCTGGTCTTGCCGGGTGCCGTGATGGTGGCCTCCCACTTGCCTGTGCTGCTGTTGAGCGCCAGGGTGTACGTCTGGCCGTTGATAACGGCCTGGACTGTCTTGATGGCCATGGATTATACCTCCCCGCTGTAGAGATCGCCGGAGTACCAGGTCTCCGGCTCCAGGATGAGCACCGTCTCCGCCGCCGAGAGGGACAGGGCGGTCTTGCTGTTGATATCGCAAGGATTGACGCTGAAAACGGCCTCCGAGAAGGTGATCGTCCGGAAAGCGAAGCCCTCCAGGGTGGATGCCGTCAAGGTAGCCGGGTCGCTGTCGCCGTCGGCGTTGTAGGCGATGAGGGAGTAGCGGTAGCTCTCCCCCGGCTCCACGTCGCCGTCCGTGTAGCTGGTGCCCGTCAGGGTGGCCAGCAGGGCCCCGTCCCGGTAGAGGCGGTAGCCTGCGGCGTCCGCCGCCGCGCCCCAGGCCAGGCCCAGGGAGAAGTAGTCCTTGGCGGTCTGGCGGAAGCCCGTGGGGACCTCCGGCCCTTGGGGGAAGACCTCCAGGACGGTGATCCGGGCGTAGCCGTCGCCGCTGTGGCCGGTCTCCGCCGTGCCCGTGGGGCCGGTGAAGGAGGCGTTGCCCGCTGTGGTGCTGGCGTTGGCCAGGTGGTACTCGCTGCCCAGGAGATAGCCCGTGGGGGCGTTGGCGCCTGTCCAGACAAAGCCGGAGCCGCCACCGCCGCCCCGGTCGTCATCGCCGGAGCTGTCCGGGTAAGCGCCTCCGCCGCCGTACCAGCCGCCGCCTCCGGCGCCGCCGTAGCCGCTGGAGCGGGAAAGGCCCTCGCCGCCGGCGCCGAAGGTGCCGGAGTTGCCGGAGCCGCCCGATCCCCCGGCGGTCTGGGTGCCCCCTCCGCCGCCGGTGCCGTAGTTGGCCGTGTTGGTGCCGCCGCTCTCGCCGCCGCCGTACATACCGGCCTTGCTGGAAGCGCCGTCCGATCCGCCGCCGCCCGCCACGATAACACGGGCGTAGAGGTCGTCCTGTCCGATGCGGATATCCGTGCCGCCGCCACCGCCGTTGTAGGTGCTCCGCTTGCCGCCGCCGTTGTAGCCGCCGGAGGTCTTGCCGGTGTTGCCGCTGCCGCCCACCTGGACGTAGAGCGTGGTCTCCTCGCTGAGCGTCAGCTCGCCGACGGAGTAGCCGCCCTTGCCGCCGTAGGCGGCGTTGGAGCGGTATCCGCCCTGGGCGCCCCAGCACTCCAGCCGGTAGCGCCCCGGCGGCAGTACCACCGTCTGCGCCGCCCCGGTGTAGGCGTGGTCCAGGATATCCCCGGCGGTCATCCCGTCACCTCCGCCCCGTAGACCACGGTGTTGGAGAGTTTGATCTCCATCTTGTGGAGATTGCCCGTCACCAGCGTGCCCCAGGGCGTGTAGACGCTCAGACAGTCGCCCAGTTTCTCGCCCTTGTGTACGATGCGGGCCGTGGCGGTGTTCCGCTTAACGTAGTAGGCATATATTCGGTTCGCTACGGCCTGTCCGATGTCCGTGGAGACTAACGTCGCCCCGGTGATCTCCTTCACGTTCTCCCGGTCTCCGGCGGTGACGTTGGGATTGCTCACTGTGTAAACGGTAGCGGTGTCCTTGTAGGCCACGCCGCCCACCTGGACGCTGCCGTTGCTGTCCGCCGTGTAGGTATGGGCCGTAACGGAGACTTTGGTCACGACGGCCGCCGTGTCCACCGCCGCCCCGGTAAAGGTCCGGTCCTTTGGGATAATCTCCGCCGTGCTGTCCTGCCGGAAGACCCGGAGAGCGTTGCCGCCGTCCGTGGCGAGACAGACGCCCCAGGCGAAAAGGACCTGCTGGATAGCCTCCCGCCGGGTTTGCGGAAGGAGCAAGCCTTTCAGGGTGACATCCTCGACGCCATCCGCATACTCCACCGCAAAGGGCGCCGCAAGCTCGTTTAAGAGCGTTTTTGCGCTCACCCCGGAGAGGTAGGCTCCCCCGGCAAACTGCGTCTCAGAGAGCACGCCAAGGGCGTCGTTGCACTTGATGTCGTAGAGGGACGCCGCCTGCCGGGAAGAACTGGAAATGTAGTATACCCCAAGCAGCCCAGCGGCGCTGCGTACCTCCACAGGCTGTTTGAGTTGGAACATGTACTCCACATCGGAGAGGCTGTCCAGCGTCCAGGAGAAGGACGAAACCGGGAGCTCAATGGCCGCCTCGTCCATCTCATTGACAATGGAGGCGTTGCGCAGCTCCTCCATACCGAAGACGCGGACGATGCCGAAGAGAATCTGGTTGATTTTCGCCCTGCGATACGGGAGGGAAGTCTTTTGGATGGCGATTACCAGCTTGTTGTAGCTCTCCACTTTCTTCTCGCAGAAGTACTGGGCGCTGTCCGGGGTAAAGTTCTGGTCCGCCTTTAGCGTTTCACCCTGGTACCACTTGATATTCAGGGCGGAGCAATACTCCCCGGTGGCAGTGTCAAAGCCAAAGCTCACGCCCATGGAAGAGAACTGCTGCGAGAAAGAAATGGTGATGGTGGGAGGCTCCTCGAAGCTCCCATCCGCCCCGGAAAGCGCCGCCGACCAGAAGGCGTAGCTCTCGTCCTCGTACCAGCGGTCCATGGAGCCGTCCAGAATCCATCGGTTATGCTCCAGCGTTACGACGGCCCCGGTATCCCGGCCGAACGGGAGCTCTGCCGGGGCGCTTTCCGGCGTGGGGCCCGTGGCGGTCACGGACGCCGCTTCCGCCGCTCCCACCGCAACGTCCTTGTAGACAACTGTCGTTTTGCCCATTTGTCACCTCACGTCGGTTTTACCTGCGCTTTCATCGGGATGAAGTTTACCTCGATCTCGCCCCAGTAGTTGACGCCGCCCTCCACCTTTTCGAGGTCCTGGGTGGCGCTGGTGTAGTACGCCTCGTAGGAGATGGAGGTCTGCCCGTCGGCGGCCTCCAGAAGGACGGAATCGTCCACGCTGTGCTGGTACAGGTAGTCCCAAAACTCGTCAAGACCAGCGTAGTTGTTGCCCCGGCGGAAGACGGTGATCTTGTGCCCCAGGTAGGTGCCAATGATATCCCGGATCATCCGGCCCGTCATAGCGCGGCCCGCATTCTCGCCGTCCAGGACGTTGAAATTGCGGTTGTACTTTGAGATGGCAACGTCAGCATCGAAACTGCGACCGTTGAGCTTGATATATCCCATATCACACCCCCGTAAGGCTCACACCAATGCGGTTTCCTTCGGCCTTGTTGAGCTGGTACACCACCCGGCCCAGAACGTCCCGGTCCAGCATCAGGACCGCCTCGCTGCTGCCGCTGTAGCCGCTTTCCGCAAGGGC